AAGACACCTTGGCAACTGCCTGCAGCTTCATTGATTTTTTACTTCGGTCCTTGTAACTAAACTTCCAGTACTTGCGCCAGGTCGACACGTTCACGAAGTACACATTGTCAGCAATCAATCGTCCAAGGATGATGCCTGTCACAATTCCAATACTGATCATAGACTGCTGATTTGGCCCCATGACTGAGTTCTTCTCGACTACAATTGATTCAAAATGGCAGTCGTATTTCTGTAGCGCTCTCGATTGAATCGCTCGCAATTCGCTAGCCATGAAGCGCCCACGTTCAAAGAAAGACTTGCTTTTATGTTTTAAGACACCACTCTGGACAAGATTAGAGCCGTGAAAGACGGCCCATCCTGTCGCAGTAGTTGAAATGTCTAACGATAATGTCAGAGATTTCATTGCAGTTCTCCCTTGAATCCACAGAGATCAAATAGGTTTCGTTTATTACTCTCAATAAACTCAAAGAACTTCTGAAGTTCGGCCAAGTGGCGCTTTTCTCTCTTGATTCCAAGGCTCGTATGATACTCTGTCGGCATTTTAGGTGTCGCCTTAATATCTAACCAGTAGAGAGGCTCAAACACGTCGCCACTTGTATCAAGAGAAGCATCTGCATCTGTATTTCTAAAATGCATCTGCATATCATATTCAATTTTATTGGTGATCGTGATGGTCTTGTCCACGATTTCAAGTGTGATATCTGTTCCTGGTATGTCGATTTTATTTAGCATTTTTTACTTCCTTTTATTTCAATTCTTTTGCGATAGCAGCAATGACATTGACTGTCACACTGTTTCCTGCTTGCTTGTATAATTGACTGTTAGAGTTGACCTCTTGCGCTTTGTCAAAAGCCCAGTCTGGAAATCCTTGCAATCTCCAACACTCACGAGGTGTTAGCTTTCTAATTCTAAAATCAGGCTCAATTACTCCTTGACTTTCTCCAGTTAAGAGGGTATTGGCTACTTGCTTCCCAACTCGTCCTCGTCTTGTTTTAGAGTTTGGGTGTGATAAGTTCACACTATCCCCAACCTCTGCCTCTGAATATCCTTGAGTAGTCGCTTCCTTGATTCTTAGGATGTTGTTTTCGTGATAGCCATTGCTAGTTAAAGTAGGAGCGATGTCATATTCTCCGCCTTTATTATACCCATGACCACGCTGAATGATTTTAGGTTCAAGACCTCCACCTTGATAGGCTCGGATTGTTGGTGCGATGCCGTCTGTTTCGTAAACCACTCCACATTGATTAAAATTGGGTTGCAGGATTCCGAACTGTTTTATAGCGACCTGCTTAGGCTCTTTGTAATCTGTTGCGGTTAAAGTTCCCACTACACCACCTGAACCATAGACCACGCTTTTAGTTCCTTTACTTGTGCCATTCGGATTTTTAGTATTGCCTATAATTTCTATTTTTGGTGGTTGATGATCAGATTGTTCACTTTCTCCGCTGATAGGAAAAACGTTTCTGGTACGTTCTCCTCTAAGATGTCCGATAATGAACACACGTTCCCGATTTTGGGGGACTCCAAAATTCTTGCTATTAAGCACTTGCCATTCCACATCATACCCCAATTCGTCCAAGGTTCGGATGATGGTTTCAAATGTAGCCCCTCCGTCATGGTTGAGGAGTCCTCTGACGTTTTCAAGGAATAAATATTTAGGTCTGAGAATAGATGCGAACCTAGCAATTTCAAAGAACAAAGTTCCTCGTGTATCTTCAAAACCTCGTCTGTTTCCTGCAATTGAGAAAGCCTGGCACGGAAATCCTCCACAGATAACATCCACACTTCCGATTCCTCGAATAAACTCGTCTGATACTGCTGTGATGTCATGTAGCTCTATTTCTCCTTTCGTATCATGTATAGCTTTATAACTAGCTCTAGCGAATTTGTCTATTTCACAAAAACCGATGCATTTATGACCAGCAAACTCCATGCCTAGGCGAAAGCCACCGATACCTGCGAATAGATCAAGAAATTTCATAACCTCACCTCATCCCCAACCTTCACCTTCTCATACACGTCCTTCGTAACCACGAACACCCCATAGTCACGAATCGTAAGCGTGTATAGCTTGCCATGTCGCTCTTTCTCGACGACTTTGCCAAAAATCTCAGCGCCTGCGTTATCAGCTTTATAGACGATCATCGGCTTCTTTTCTTCCAAATCTCGAATCCTGTCCATCTGCCAGATATTCAATCCAGCAGATAGCAGAATCCAGATAGCTATGAATCGTTTCACATTGCTCCTCCTAAAAAAGTATTTACAAAACTAGTTTGCTCTGTATTGATTATTTTATGTGCATAATTCATCAATGGATTAGTAATATCGTTCATTACAGCAGGTTTTAAAACGATTTCGTCCACTTCTAAAATACTTCTATCTCCAATTTTTATTTTTATATCATGCCCGTTTGCTATATATTCAAGGTCGTTTTTGGATAGGAAAATTTCTAGCTTCTCCATCACTCCACCTCCTTATAAAGCAAATTCATATCAAAATCACTCTCGATAAATTGATACGTCAATTCTTTGTTAATCCCATTTCCAAGCCTTTGATAAATAACATCAACATTTATATTTTTACCAAGGTATTTCTCTAACCTCTCTTTATTTTCAGCATAAAATCTAATATTTCGTCTTTGTTGGCTGTAAGGGTATGCTTTTGAAATATCCCTAGTGCACCACATCAAGACTTTTGCGATGATATCTCTCTTTGTACCACATCCTACGAGAGAAAAGTAGGTGTTGGTTTTAGGGATAAGGATTACTTCAAGATCATGATTGATGTAAGATTCAGGAAAGCAACTCAGCAATTTCTTTAGTTCTGAAATAAACTGCTCGTTCATCACTCCACCTCCACAACTTCAAATAAAGGACTGTTGAATACTTCGCCAAACCCAGCTTCTTCAAGTTCTTTACGTGTATGATGTGCACGATAACCAAAGAAATTTTCATTAGTATAAAATAACCATACTCCACCAAAATTAAAATTGAGGTAACATTTTTCTCTTTCAAGACCTTTTAACTTAACAGTGTACCTCTTTTCTTTCTTGACCTCGTAGCCGAATTGGTGCATATTGACGAGGGTTTGAAACGAGGTTATTGAACAGTTCATCCATCTTTTAAATTCCGATTCCTCTTGATGATTCCAATTATAGATGTAATCCCAAATATAATGGTTTAAATCATGTTTTTTATTCTCATACCAATCCGCCACAAACTGCGGCACTACGACTTTCTGCGGTTCGTCTAGTTGGTTTAAATCTTCCAAAACTGTGTCGATACCTACAACTGGAAACAGAGCAACTTTTATCAAGAGGTTCTTATACTTCTCAATCAATTCTTGTTTATTCATTTCCTAAATCCTCCTCTTTGACAAACACCCCATCAATCATCTTACCTTTGCGGTCCTTGATTACGTTGTACGCTTCGTCTAAACAATTTTCAGCGGTAGTTCCATTTAAAAATGAAACAGTGCTAACCACGCTGTCAAGAAACATCAAATCTGCTTTGATTAAAGGAATCTGTGTCTCATTGTGACAGACATGAGCATATAGCTTCTGAGCGATATTACCCAGACTAGAGACCATCAGCAGCAATTCAAGTTCCTGTTGATTGGCTGAAATCTGAGCACCATTCTTAATCTGTTGTTCAAACCCAATCAATACTACCTGGATGTCTCCAAGCGCATCATAGATCAGTTCAGATTTATCCTTTGCGATACCTTCAAATAATTCTCCTGATTCTTCCATCAACTTCAAGAACTGTTTGACAGGATTTGCTTCATGTAGATTTCTGTCAACAAACCACTGTTGAACCTTTTCTTCCAAATTCATTTTTGTATTCATCTTATTTTTCCTCCGTTTTTTTCGTAATCAAGTAGTAGCAGTCAGCTGCTCCGTAATCAATCCTGATATTTTCATCACTCATACTTTTCCGAAAACGTGGATGGTTGATAGCTGAGTAACTAGCTTGATGTTTCTTTAATTCGTTGATTGCGCTGTGTATGTGGCCAAAACTCCCAATGAGTATCTTGCGGTGTCCGTTGTAAATGAAGTATAAATTTATCATCCTTTTACCTCAATTGGATAGAAATTCCCAAAGGAGCCTCTCAATGCCTTGCCCACCTGCAATGCAACTGCACGAGAAATGAACTGCATAGCTTTCCGTTCGTCCGAATACGAGATGCCAATGCCAGTCACACCAATGGTTGCAGACATCAAGTACGGTTTTTCTTCTTTTGTTCCATGTTTCAAGATAAACATCAGTCCCACCTCTCTAAAAATAATCTTTCCTTTTATTTTTCAAGTCATTAAATAACATCAGGTGATCATTGTCTACACCCTTCATCAACCGACTCATAAACGGCCGACCGTATCGCTTCTGAATTTCTTGCGCTGTCAAATTGGTCGTGATAACCGTATTGGCCCTTTTATTGAGAATGTTGTAAAGAATACTGAAGGACCACTCACTGTCCTTCTCCATACCAAGATCATCCAATACCAAGAACTTAGCACCAGCGATTTTATTGACCAGGAACTCTTCCTGACTAAAATCAGCTTTAATCTTCATCAGTAAGTCAGTGACATTGATAAAGATAGCAATTTCTTTTGTAGTCTCTGATAAAGCTTTCATAATAGCAAAAGCAAGATGGCTTTTACCCGTTCCAGCTTCGCCTTGAAAAACAACATTGTTTCTCGCTCCACCTGCCCACTCTCTACAAATTTTTTTGGCAAACTTCAATTTTTCAGCCTCTTTTTCAGTCGGCGTGTCAAAGTTATCAAGAGTAGCATTCTTCAGGACATCATCATAGAGAGAAAATCTCTCAAGATAGAACTTCCGCTCACGTTCATGCTCCGCATCAGCCAACTCATTGACCTTTATTTGATTCTCTGCATGGATCCGTTCTGATTCGCATAAGCGACAGAGTACATCATTTGTCCGGAGGATTTTGATAAGA